GTGGAAGGGCTGTCTGAGGCTGCAGGCTGTCTGAGGCTGTCTGCAGGTGAGCAGGGGAAGGGCTGCAGGGAACGGAGGCTGTCTGAACATGGCATTGCAGGGGAAAAGAGGCTGGGCAAGGGAACGCATCCACCAGAGCATCCCCTTGAGTATTGCCAAGCATCCCCAGAAGGTCATCTTTTGAGCTTCCCACCGGAGCATCCGCTGCAGCCTCTCGAGCTTCCCCTTGGCTGTCTGCAGCCGCTTGTCTTTGCCAGCGTCAACGGCGCCTTGCCTCATGCCGGGTGCGGACCGTTTCACTCGGATGCACCCAAAAAGCCCAGGCTGTCGTGTCCGCTTTTGTGCCAGGGATTGTTCGGACAAAAGATGTGAAGAAAAGCTTGCAAGCTTTCCTCTCTGTCTTCATTCTGCAGCCTCAGTCTTTTCTCTCACGGTGAGGGAAGGGGCTGAACCTTAAACGAAACAAAGAAAGACACTTAGTATGTACAACCGAAACGAAAACCTATCCGGAGCAGAAGCCAGAGCTTTCCTTCGCAATTGGCTGCGCGAAAACGGTGTAGCTTCCAAGGTTGCAGACAGCCTCACCATGGCTGAACTCAATGAGGCATGGACGGACCAGAGCAATCAGGCTCTGGCGTCCCTGAAAGACAGGAAGGAAAGCGCTGCAGTTAAGCCCGTTGCGTCCATCCCTGCTGCAGGAAATGAGGCTGCAGCCTCTCTGATGCTTCAGGCTTTGTCTTTGGTGCAAACCAAGGCCAGCTTGGACGAAGACAGGGTTCTTGAATTGATCAAGGAACACTCGCAACCGAAAGAGGTAAGGCACTCTTTTGTTCTGAAGGACGGTGAACAGGCCAAAACGACAGGACGCCGTGAGCACGCCTTCTTCCCCTTGATCGTCGCTTGCCTTCAGGCTGGCGTGCATACTTGGCTGGTGGGACCAGCAGGCTCTGGAAAGACAAGCGTGGTGGGGGCTGCAGCGTCTCTGCTGGGCAGGGAACATCGGGCTGTCTCCGTTTGTGCGCAGACAACCAAAACGGATTTGCTGGGCTTCATCGATGCAAACGGCGTCTACCGTTCCACCGCTTTCAGGGAAGCCTTTGAACAGGGGATGGTTTTCCTTCTGGACGAGGCAGACAACGGAAATCCGAATGTGCTCGCTGTCCTGAATGCAGCCCTTGCTAATGGGGAGATGACCTTTCCGGATCGTACCGTCAAAAGAGGGGACGGTTTCGTTTGCGTGGCTTGTGCTAACACTTGGGGAACAGGTGCATCCGGTGGATATGTGGGACGCAATCAGATTGATGCGGCGACCTTGGATCGTTTCTTCTTCCTTGAGCTTCCCTTGGATGAAGGGCTGGAAGCTTCCTTCTTGGGCTTCTCTGATATTCCTTCTCCGGAATTTGACTTGCAGGAAGGTGCAATCCCTTCAGCTAGGGCTTGGCTCGAGTGTGTCAGGTTGGCAAGGCGCAACGCGGAGAAATACAGCCTGAAAGTAATGATCGGAACCCGTGCGGTAATTATGGGTGAAGCCCTTGCAAAATTAGGCGTGGGGCTGTCTTGGCTGCACAAAGGGCTTCTGTTCAAATCCTTGGAAAAGACAAGCCAAGGCAAGCTTCTGCAACAGGACTAAGCTTCAACCTAAGGAACCAAGAACATGGAAAAGCATATCAAACTAAGCTTCCAGAGCCTGACAGAGCTTTTTGCCTACACCCAAAAGGTGCATGGAAACGAAAAAGCTTCCGAACGGATTAAGGAAAGCGACTTCAATTGCTTCCAAAATTGGCAAACCTGCAGGGCTGCAGCCCTGACAGGCTGGCCAGAAGGGCTGGCAAAGGTGAAGGCTCTGTCTGAAGCCCTTCTCCAAAAGGTGGGTTCAGGGATGCTCAAGGAAACCTACGCCCCGTGTGAGACAGGTTTGTTCTTCGATGTAGGGCTTGTCCTTTCCGGTGAGCCTGAAGCTTGGCTCGAGGTAAGCCAGACAGAAGAGACAGCCAAAGGGACCAAGCTTGTGACGATCGGTTTAAACTGCACCGTCTCTTGCGTAATTGAGGCGAAGGTCATTCGACAAAGGGGAGCGGCTGTCCTTGCCCTAGTGCAATTGCTGGAACAGGCTGGAAGATCCGTTTGTGTGAAGGTTGGAATCGGCGTGGATGGAAAGGGAGGAAACAAGGACTACAGCCTCGAGGCTTCGCTTACCCTGAAGGGTTTTGGGGAAGCTCTGGACGCCGACAAATTGGCCTTCTGGCTTGTGTCTGAAGACGCCTTCAGGCGCTGCTTTTTTAGGGTGATGGAGGCTTCTCCTATCTGGGAAGGGCTTGGAGCCAAGGCAGGGCTTGGATACGGTAGCGTCAAGGATAGCTGGCTTCCGGAAGGCACGGATATAGGTCTAGGAGGCTTGCGATATGGGGGCGGAGATGACTGGACCGAATCCAAGACGGAAGCATGGATTAAAGGCCAGCTACAAGCCCAAGGCGTGACGATCGCTGAATAGGAAGGAACGGAAGGCGAGAAGCTCCCCTGCAAAGGGGGGGCTTTTCCCTTCCCTTCCTACCGTGAAGGGATTCAACCCAACCCAACCCAAAACATGAGAACCCGTTGCACCGTCCTTGTCCTGTCCTTCCTTTTGTTCGGCTTTGATGCCTTGGCCTTGGCCTTCCACGCTGGCAAGCCAGAAGCAGCCTTATACGGCCTTATGGCGTCCCTTGCTGCTGGCCTGTTCATGGCCGCCGCACTAGCCTTTTCCCCAAGGCCTTAAGCGTCCGAGACTGGACGCCTTCCGGTTGCACCCGATCCGGCCTTCTATGGCTGGACGGTGCTTCCGGCCTTTGCTGCAAAGCTTTTAAGCTCAAAGGGCTTCCCAGTTTGCCCGTGCAAAGCCAAGGTTTAGTGACACTTACAACAAATCCACCGTCTACTATAGATACTACCGAAAAAAGATTGCACTTTTTCCTTGCAATAAAAGGTGACAATCCCTAGTAATAGGGACGGGCCGAAAAATTTTCGGATCCGAAACTACAAACCAAAAATGAGAACTGAAACATCGCTCACGCTCCGTCTCGGAGATGACATCGGCACAATCGTCAAAACCGGATCCGTCTGGGTCTGGACCATCATGGGGCAGTCCGGCACCTCAGAAAGTTTAGAGGATGCGACTGACAGCATCATTGATGAATGGAACATCCAACACGACAACGACTAGAACTTACCAAAAATTTTCGACATGAAAAATCACAACATATTTAGCGATATGCCCGAGCCTGAAGGCGCAAACGAAATTGCACTTTCCGTTCTTCTGGCGGCGGCCGCCAGAAAGTTTTCGGCCGGTAAGTTGGTCTGCACTGCGCTGGCAAAAGACACTTTTTCAAACGGTTTCCTGACCAAGTGTTTCTGCCAACATATCACCGGGGACTGGGGTGCGCTGGATGAAGAAGACATTCAGACAAACGAGGCAGCCCTCAAAAACGGAAACCGGTTGCTCTCCAATTATGTTCACCCAGAGACAAGGGAACGACTCTGGGTAATTACGGAACACGACCGCAGCGTGACTACCATGCTTCTTCCCATGGAGTATTAGCGGGAAGGCTGCCGCTTGCCGGTCGCTTTATGGGCGGCCGGCATCGGGCAGCAATCACGCTGCAGACAACACATAAAAATCCTATGTCTGACAACTACACCAAGACAAAACTGAAAGCCCTCGTTGACCGTCTCAATGAACTCACCGGAAGCCCGATGCAAACCTATGCGCCCCCGAATGGGCAGGGCACCCATGTCCCGCAGGTGGGAAACTGGCACATCTCCCAAGCATACGGTGGGTACTGCGTGGCTCGGATTGTGACCGAAAGCGGTGGATGCTCGCAGCCGATTTGGGAAGGTCATGTCCCGGCACGGTTGGCCTGTCTTCAGACAATCGCTTTCCTGAAGGGTCTCGAGTTCCGAAAGTAGATCGGTTCTGTCGGTTCGTTTAAGGCAAAAGCCCGCTCCTGTTGGTTGCAGGGGCGGGCCTTCTTCTGTCTGACTAGAGCTTGATCCCGCCAACCGTGGCGCAATGCGCGTCAAAAGCTTCTACAATCTCCTGTCTGATGTCTTCAGGGCAGCCCATTAACCGAACCTCGCGCCAATCCTCGTTCGGATGCTTTTCTCCGACATGAGTGTTCAAAATCTGGTTATTCGGAAGGTGCCCAATGCGATGCACCACGCACCCAGTGTCTGCGTACACCTGAGCGATGTAATCGTTTTTGTCGTAGACAATCTTCATAGGGCGACCATGACTCGTTGGCTGCGGCCGGACCGTCCGGGTCTGCGCTCGCCGGTGTCTGAGACAAATCCCTTCCGGATCAAAGCTGAGAACCTTGCCGTGATAGAGGAATATGGGAACTGCGGAAACATCCACAGAATATCATCGGCAATGGCGCCCCTGCTCCCAAAATTTTCGATGGCCGCAAGTACCATCGCTTCAAGCCGTGTGGTGTCTACGGATTCGGCCGCATCCTTGCTGGTGTCTGGATTGTCTTTCCTCGCGAGCTTATGGGCGGGAGTTCCAAAACTTTTCGAGTACTCAAAATTCCACTCAAATTGTTCTGCTTCGTGTTTCATATATCTATGGTTTTTGGTTTGTCTGTCATTGCTGAAAGAAATTGGGACTGCAAATCATTCGTGTGAATGTGCAGATTCATGGTGTTGTTCACCTCTGGTGTCTTTTCCTTGTCCATGGCTAACAGAATTTCCATTGACTTGGCCAAAGCCAGCGTGGCATCTCGGGCTTCCATCTCGGGCAACAGTTCGGAGATCCGGTCCACGCTATGCTCGGCCGCGTGTTGGAGCTTCTGTCTGATGTTCACCTTGAACATGGCGTTGGCGAACTGTGTGTCTGTGTCCAACGCCCGCAACTTCACATCACCGACAACGGTCTTCGACAGCTTCAGCTTCTCCGCAATCGCAACGATGGTCATCCCGGATGTGTACATCTCGAGGATCTGCTTCCGTGTCTCTTCAGACACGCTGGCCCAGTTGCCCTTGCCGTCAATTTTTTCGATCTGGACACCCATGACATGGTCTTCGATGCGCACTCCGGAAAGGCCGGCCAGTTGTCTGGCTCGAGTTTCGGCCGACTTGTAGACTCGTTTTTTAGCGGGCTTTTTCACGGCTGGAAGATTTTTTGGGTTTCTCAGGTTCGGTTTTATTTGCGCCCATCCTGTCTTTGAATGCAAGCGAGGCTAGTCCCCTGCGCCTTTCCCATTGCAAAAGTGCCTGCATCATCGACTTCATGTTCACGCCTAAACTCGGCATATACACCGTCCCGTTTGCAGGCTGGAGATCCTGCATATCCATAGTTCTCTGTGCTGCGTTTCTCATGTGAGTGCCTCCCGTGCTTTGCTGCGTAAAAATTCAACTCGAGTCGTGGAGTCTCCGGAGGCAGGCAAAGCGCCTGCGGCTATCTGCCACAAAGCTTCCCGCAATTTTTTGTTTTCTGTCTGCTCGTATTCCAATGTCTCACGAAGCAACAGAATTTCGGCGGCCGCAGCTTCAAGGCCAGCGGACATTTTTTCGACGATGCTACTCATTTTTGCAATTTCGATATCGTGTTCACAACCTCCATGATCAATTCCTGTTCCAAAGCAATACTCACAATCCTTACTACTCATTGTGATTCCTCCCATCTACCGAGGAATCCTCGGTAGTTGCCTGCCATTTGCCTAGCGTTTTAAGAAAAGCCTCTGCCCGTTGACGGGCTGTTGCGCAAAAGAAATCTGGGTCATCTGAGCAATCCACGCCGGTTATCAGCGCCAACTTGTTTGCGTAAAAATGGCTGAATTTTGGCAAAATAACCTTCTCAGCCTCATGCATTGCGTTTAGGTCTTTTGTCCATATTGCCGTGCGAAGACAAACATGGTCCACTTCATTTCTGGCAGGAGGTAATCCCATGACTCCTGTAATTGGATCAGACACAACACCCTGCCATCCCAAGTGAATCGCTATTGCTTTGTTGATCTCTTCGTCAGTCATTTCGCGCCCCCTTTCTGTCTGTCTTCGAGCTGTTTCAGACAGGACTTGGCCGCCTCGTAGTTGAACTCGGATCCCTGCGGGGACTCGAGCAACTCGAGCAGCATCTTGGAAACCTTGATAGCCATTTCGCGCTCGGCCAGTAAGCGATCCCGGATGAACAGAAGCTGGCTGTAGTCTTGTCTGATCCGGGCAAGCTGGTGTTCCAGCTCCGGCATCATCACATCGCATGAAAGACAGTTCATGTTATTCTTCCTCCTCTTCGGTGCGTTCGTTCAGACAGTTCTCGCACAGGCAGTCTTCGTGTTTTTCGATAGTCACCGTAAAGGTGACACCGTCAAACTCTCCTCCGTTCACGCGCATCTGGAACTGTGCCGTAGTGAGTCCGTATTTTGCCAGCAACTGGCAAAGTAGTCTTGCTGCCTTGGTGGCTTTTTCTTCGTCTGTCTTACTTGGTGTTTTCATGCAGTTGGTTAAAAAGTGTTACAAAAGCTTTTTCCGCGCAGGCAGGCACCACGCCATTGCCCAAAAGTCGCAGTTCGTCAGTTCGTGAATCAGTCATCGATACTATTTGGCCCAGCACATGGACAGTCTGCGTAGTGCCCTCCGCATTTCCAGCAGATGACATCATCGCAGCATGGGCAGGGTTCGCAATCGGCCGCGTACACGATACCATCGTCCAGCCCACCGGCAGTCCCATCAGCGTCTCCACCCAACGCGGGTTCAATCTCATGCTGGTTGTCTCCAGTTGGTTCGGCAGCGTGTCCATCGGATTGCCCTTCCGCTCCTGCGCCCCCTTGCCCCTCGGCCCCTGTGTGTCCCGTGTTGCTGGTGTTGCCCATGCCTTCACCTGCGCAGTCAGCGGCATTGTTGTTACATCTCCGTTCGCTTTTTGCGACCAAGTTCGCGCAGGCATAAGCTTCGATCTCCGCATAAGCGACTGTGCGCAGAGTTGGGATAGCTCTGCGTAATCCGAGATCAATGCCTCCGTAGCCGGCACAAAGGCTGATGTGTGTAACTGTTTGGGGAGTATCCACATTAGTTTGGTAAAAAGCTTGCTGTCTTGCCGTGGAAGCGGATCGTTGTCTGAACTCCGCACGGACCGTTGCGCTGATACGGGATCGAGATTGTCCGCAGTTCAGATCCTTCCTGCTCATCGAGCTTGATAGCCATGATACAGGTCGCATCCTGCTGGATGGCGCGGCTTTCGCGGGCCTTACCCTGCTCATTGAGTTGAGTGATCGAGATCACCAGACAACCCAACTCCAACCCAAGCAACCGCAGGGAACGGGACACCTCCGCAACCTCACGCTCCCTAGTTCCCTCGCGCCCCAGATCGCAGCGGACCAACTGGATGTAATCCACCATCAGCACCTTCAGGCCGGTAGGACTTTTTGCCATCGCTCGAGCCGTTGCGGCGATGCTGGCAATGTCGTACAGGTCGTCCCTGACAACGATGTTGCTGTTGTGAATCTTGGTAACTGCACGGTGAACACCGTCAATGTCGTGCTGCGTCTTCACGCCTTCAGCCAGCGTGCGGAGGCTGACGCTGCCAAGTCGAGCGACGATGCGGTCGATTATCTGACTCGCCGGCATCTCAAGGCTAATGATTAGAATCCCTTTTCCCATGTTGTTTGTATTTTCGTGTAGAATTGTGGGACTTGTGCCCGTCAAACCGTCTGACGAGCAGGTCCACTACTATCTCATCGGTCGATTGATTGATTGGCTTTAGCGATTCTTTTTCAATCGCTTCATGGCACTCTTCCCTGCTACCCACAAGCAGCACCTCCTGCACAATTTTTGGTCGTGGGAGGTGCCGGATGTGGTCAGCTACCGTCGTTCGCCGGATGGCTACGAATTTCCCCATTGTCTCAGACCAAGAATCCGATGTTTCAACGGTCCGGGCCAAAAGTCTTTGCTCTGGCACTCGGCAAAGTAGTCGATGTGGTCTTCGATCTTCTCCTGCGCGGCTTCCATTGCGTCTGAACCCAGTAAGACAAACTGTGCGAAGTGCGGCAACTCGGTGTCTACCACCAGAAACCAGAAGTCCACATCGGTGCCCCAGATTTGCTTCAGACCGTAGGCGTACCACGCCGCTTGAACATCGTATCCGAAACTCCAGAACTTCCGGTCGAACGCATAGAAATCTGAAGTTGTCTTCAGATCAACGATGACAGGCTTCCCGTTGATGTTGCCAATGATGTCTGGGCGCCCTTTGCATTGCACGCCGCTCCGCTCCCAGAACATCGAGGCTTCGACATGGTCGATCTTCACATCCTGCAAGAGCACCTTTGCAGACATAGAGGCACCACAGATACGCAGGTACTCCTCGTTCGTGATGATCTCCTTGCCAATGTTGTTTTCGCAGAACGCGGCCCATTCCTCCTTGCCCGCTTTGGTTCTACGGTCTACTTCCGGCCCAACCGCAAAGTCAATTTTGTCTTCCAAGACAAAAGAGTGAATCAGCGTCCCAAGCACGGCTTCCCTGTTGGGCTTCCATGGTTGCATCTTCCGGAATTTGTACTGCGCTGGTGACTGCATGAAGTTGTCGAACTCATGCTTGGATAGACCGTCATTCAGACGGTAAACTTCCATTGGGATTCCTTCGCGTAAGTCTGTGATCATAGGTTGGTTAGCTCTGCTATTTTCTTGTGTAGGTCTTCAATGCTGCCATCGTTGACTACTTCGTAGTCGGCAACAATCTGGCTTTGGTTTAGCTCTGATTCGTGTTCGTCCGCAATTTGTCCGGGCCTGACAATGCGAACGATGATTCCGTATCTGCTGCGCACATAGTCAGCTTCATTTTGAAAACGAACATCTGTGAACACAAACGGTTCCTTAAGTCGTTCGCGCACAATTTGTTTGTTCAGGCATTGAATCCAAAAACGAGCGTTGTAGCGTCTGGCAGCCATCCCAAGCTCTTGCAGCAACTTTCTGCCGTCTTCGTCCTTCTCTCCGTCCCATCCAAAGTAGAAGGCCAAGCTCTTCAGTTCATCTGCAAAAGCCAGCCTGCGATAGCCCAGCTTTACCAGTCCTCTGGCTGCGGTGTCTTTTCCGGAGCCAGCCAATCCAATTAGTCCTATGCTTTTCATTCGGTTGCGGTAGGTGTTTCAGCGTTTATTTCGAGTCCAAGGCAACCCAGCACCATGCCGGATTTGTCTCTGACCAGCTTTGCGGGACTCAGCAGGTCTCGCCGCAATGGGAAGGCTTGTCTGACGAGTGCCGGAACAATGAACATGGTTCCCGGTTCCTTGGGCGGAACCCCGGTGACACCATTGATGATGGTCTCCAGAATTGGAATACCTTCAATCTGTGCTGTCTGGATTGTCTGAGCGTTCAGACGAGCCACGCTGCCGGATGGCATGATTGGGTCCATGCCACCAACTTTGATTGGATACGGAGTGAGGTTAACAAATGTGATCTTCATTCTGAGATGAGGTTGGCGATGATATTGAGTGCTAGCATTGTCTTTCCACTTTTGGTTTCTCCGCCTATGACCAGAAAGTCCCCCAAGCGGATCGGGGTGATGTTATCAATTCTCTCATAACCTGTCTTGATGCGTTGTGTCGAGTCGTCACCGGACCGATAGCGATCCATGGCATCGAGCAAGAGCTTCTTGGTGTCCGCAACCTGCGGAGGCATCAGCTCGGTCTGAATGCCGTCCACCTTCATGGCAATCTCATTCACCAGTTCCGGTGTCTGAATGTCCACGGCTGCGATCTTGGCCAAGCCCTGCTGCATGACCAACATCAACGCCCTGCGCTTTGCCGCATTCTTCACAACATCAAGCAGATCCGGAAGGCAACCTTCCAGAGGCAGCAGCGTGTAGAGTTCGGTCAACTGGTAGAACTGAATCTCGGGAAGACGCTCGCGCAGTTTCTCGAACAAAACGCGGACATCGCAACTCGCGTTCCGGGATGTCTGATCCAGAATGGTCTCGACGATAGCCCGGGAAGTTGGGTCGAAGATGTCTGCCGTGCTGAACTTCTTCTCCGTAATTTTGTTCAGTAGCGTGGTCGGATGGTTGAGCGCAATGGAGGCAATCCCGCGTTCACTCTCGATGGCTTTGGGGATCTCCATTACCAGCTTGCCTCCTGTGTTGCGGAGTTCAGCAGGCTGCCTGCCTCACGCTTTTTGGCAACTGAAGCAGAGAGTGCTTTCTGCTGCAGAAAGGCCAGCGATTCAGCGGCACGGTTGAGCCAACTGTTGATGTAGTTTTTCATCCCCTTTCTGGACCGTGTCTTGTGCGGGTTGGCATCGAGCCACATCTTGGCTTTCTGCAGCTCGCGCCGCAAAAACCAGTCCTGATGCAATTTCAGGAGGTCGTGAACGAATGACGGGTCCGGCGTGTACGGTCCCTGCTTGGTGCGGAACTCGATTTCGCAAAGGTCGCGGGAATCCTGCAGGGCATTCAGTTCGGCTTCACGCTCGAGTTCGAGCAGTTCCAAATCTGGTTTCCCTTTCCTCTTCCCCTCCTTCCCCCCTTCTTCCCCCTTGCATCCCCCTTCTTCCCCTCCTACCTCCCCTTCTTCTATCCCTTCCGCAACATCTGCGCGCTGCATTTCCATGGCCACAATCATGTCACCAACGGACGGGTAGCGCTTGCCTGACGGCTTGAGATCTTCCTTTTTAATCTCATCGCCGAAACAATCCACCAGCCCGCTGGCCGCCGGAATGGCAGGTTCTGATGCCACTTGTGGTGTGACAGGGGTCACCGGAGCAGAAGGCATGGAAATGACCGTAGAATCGAGCATGGGGATGTTTACCTCCATGACGGTTCCGGACGGGTGCGTGACTTTGATGACAATGTTCATGCTAGTGGTTTGGCTTCTTGTCGATGCGAAGGGTTGCTTCGGCCTCTGTATAGCCGCAGGTGATCAGTCCCTTGATGAGGTCAGGAAGGGACGGTTCGCTCCTATCAGGTTTGTACAGGAAATGATCGAGGTGCGGCCAACGGTCCACGCATTCGCGTATGCTGAACCAATCCCACCAAATGATGTAGGCAACATGGTGCCGGTGCTTCTTCGGCACGGTTAACACGCGGCGCAGCCACTCCTCGCCGCTGATTGCCCTGAAATGACGCAGTCTAGTTTTGTTCTTAGCCATAAGTAGTTTTCGTTTAATGGTCTGCGTGTTGTACAGATGCGCAGCCCCTGACTGGTCTCTCCCAGTTGTCACGCCCATTGACGCTTGGCGGCGTTCCCGATTCGGCGTTCCCGAAGTTATTTTGAGCGAACCGCTTGATCTGCTGTAATTTCGCCAGCTAAATATCGCTTCCCAACATCTGTTTGGCACCAAGAGTCCCACTTGGAGACTTGGTCGGCAAGCCATCTGCGAGCATCTCGCTCAACCTCTTCAATGGTGGCTTGACCTGCGCCAACTGGAAATAAAGGCCCGCTATTTGGGTGCTGCCATGGAAACCGCTCTTCACCGTTCCGCACCCAAAACTTGTAGTGCGGCCTAAGCCCGCTGGATTCATCAATGAATGTGAATTGAACTTCACAGTTGGGGAATCTGTCTGTTGGTATTTTGATTGTATTCATTTTGGTAACTTGTTCAGCCCATCCATGCCTTCTCGGAGCAACTTGAAAAACAGTTCCGAACTGATCGTCACACGCCACGGTTTTCTATCCCGTTTGTGTGCGACAACCCAGTCTTTCAACTGGCCGGCATCTCTGCTGGCTTGTTCGATGGCACCTTCCAAGTTCAAAGCCTGCACGCACTTCACCTCGAAGTGCAGCCCTGCAAGCTCCTCACAGATGACATCCGGACTGTCTGAACCTCCGGCAAACTGTTGTCCGCGACGGGCGGTGAAGCCCTCCTCACGGAGGACATCACGCCACATACGCTCACCTCTTGCTCCTTTTTGGCGACTGTTCATTTGAGAACCAGATGCGCTAGTAGCAGTAGAAGGCCAAGGAAGATGATGCTGTCTACCATCCGGCCTCCTGCTCGAATTCATCAACCTTTTTCGGCGCAGCCAAGCCGGGGATCTGGTCGTCAGGCTCGAGTGCTTCAGGCTGCGGCACGGTAGAAGCTGCTGGCTGACCAATCGGCGTCTTGAGGTGCTGGTGCAACCCAGCCCTGTCTGCGCTGATGAACAGGCTGCTGACCAGTGCCTGAAAGTGCTCCGGGGCCAGTGTTCCGAAAGACTGCTCAATCTTGATCTGCGCCGATTTGGCTGCAGCGTAGCAATGCATATACAGGCGCCCCCTGCGGATCACTTCTTCCTCGACGGAAATCCCGCCGGAAGGTTGCGATTGCTTCGGTGCTGCTGCTGCTCGAGCGGGAACCTGCGCACGATAGTTGTCCACGGCATTTTGGTCGTCCGTGATGATCGCACACTTTTCCGTGATCTTGAGTTCGTTCGTGTCCGAATGCTTCGAGTACTGGACATTGATGCCCTGAAGCCCCTTGTTGGTTGCCTGACTCTTAATCGTGACCGTCTGGCCAACGAGCGGTTGCAGGTCAGACGGCAGCCAGAAGCTGGCCCGAACTTCACCGGTTGCGTCCTTCAGGATGCACGCTTGCACCCTCCAAGGACCGTACTTCCCTTCACCAGTTTTGGGTGGGAAGGCTGCCTTGATTTGGACTCGCATTTCTCCAATTAGGGAGCCGTCTGCGAGGTTTCCAATGTCCTGAACTTGAGCTACTTTCATGTGTTGTTTTTCTTGAGGTAAGAACGGACTGGGCAGTCAGCGTCTGTGCTGGCTGCAATCACCAAGTCCGGCCCTACATCGTAACACATCGGCACAAGGCCGCAGTAACTTTAGCGTTTTTTTGCGGCCGCCGCTTTTTTTGCGGCTTCCTTCTGGACCTGATAGGCAATGGCAACCGCTTGGTCACGGGGCTTGCCGTGCTTGATCTCGGTGCGGATGTTTTGAACAAACGCTTTTTCGGATTTGGAGTGTTTGAGCGGCATACTATTTTCTCGGTTTGATGGGTGGCAGGCTCTTCATGTCATCCATAACTGCCTTGTCTTTAGCGGCCCGGATGTTGTCTGAAATTCCAATCTGCTTGCCGTTTTGGTCGAATGTCCGGAACTTGCCGTTCACGGCTTGGATGGAGTACCCGGTGATTCTGTCTCGCAGGAACTTCCCTTCACCCAAGGTTTCCTCCTTGGTGTTGAGAACGCTAAACGGGATCGGAGGAACTTCCTTCTGCAACTGGTCTTTCGACACAAAGTAGCTCTTCAGAACCGCATTGATGCGCGGCATATTTTCTGGCCGCAACGGGAGCAGAGCTTCGATTGCCAGATTGGGATCCAGCATGGCATCCACCTGAAACCGTTCAACCATGTGCTCAAGGCCACGGTTGTACACGCTGCTAAACATATCTCCAAGCCAAGTAAACCGGTTGAATGCGGAGCTTTTTGGTGTCAGTCCTTTGCCTAGTTTTGAGATTAACCCAAGCAGGTTTTCTTGAGTTTGAGCCTCCATCGACTTCTGCAAGCCAGTAAGATCCATCGTGGGCGATGACCCGGGCGAAATCTGTTGGGTGCGACTCCAAGCTTCCATTTGCTCCCGAGCCATATCCATGGCTTTCAGTTCAACGGAGTCCGGACCAAATGCCACATCAAGAATCTGGCGAATTGGAGAAGTACTTTTCATCATACCATCCAACTTAGCCAAAGACAAACCAAGCTCACCGGGTGCAAGAGGTCTGTCTGGTTGATTGTCTGTAGACAATGGTCTGCTGTTTTTTTCAACTGCTTGACCAATAAACTGCCTGAGAGCATTTCTCAGTCCCTGAATGGCTTCTCCAGAAGCATCCTGCGCAGCCATTTGTACCACTTGCTGCATTGATCCAACGGGATCTCTGGATGCAAGGACTTCTCCAATTGCAACCTGCGGATCTGCCCCTACAAAACTAGTGAAGGCATTTGCTTTGGCTTTGCTGATAAGCTCTGCCTTTTGGTCCTTTGCAAGCGACAGCAAAGCATCTCGTTGTTCTTTTGCAGCTTCTCTTTCCTGCTTTGGAACATGATCCGGTTGGATTTTTGGTACCTTCTTTGCAGCTTTTTTTGCTGCTTCAGCAGCGTCCACAGACAACTCTCCGTTCCGAATGTCTCGAATGTGGTCTTCAAGAACAGATCGAGCTTCTGGAAAGGAATTAAGGATTTCCGATTGCTTGGAGTTTCTAATCCAAGCCGTCATGCTTTTGGAGGTTTCTCCTCCTTCCTGAGCCAACTTGTGAACAAACCAATCCGTAACAGCGTCAATTCCTGCTGGACGCTCCTTTAGGGCCAAGCGCAGTTGTTGCGCAGCACTCAGATCTTGCGTGCCGGATTTGCCGCGCAAAATTTTATCGATGGTTTCCTCTGTGGGAATAGCATTGCGCGAGGCAACCACCTTGCCAATCTCACCATCTCCGTAGAGGGTCATGGCTTCACTCCACGCCTTGTTGGCTTTTTCGAGTTCAGGCCAAGCCTTGCCGGCAGCATCAAGATCCAGTTTCATCCCCTCCCGAAT